GACTGGGATGTTGCAGAAGGTTGTGCTTTCCCAGAGTTCAACAAACTCAAGCACGTTGTCGATCCTTTTGAACTCCCAACAAATTGGCCCCGAATCAGAGCGGCAGACTACGGCTACGCAAGCCCTTCGTGCGTACTCTGGGGTGCAATCGATTGGGACAACAACATATGGGTCTATAGAGAACTTTACGTAAAACACTTTACAGCAGAGCAACTTGCCGCTAAAATAGTAGAATTAGAGGAGTGGGACCCTGCTCCGCACTATGCTGTGCTCGATAAATCGTGCTGGAACCGTACAGGATACGGGCCCTCTATTGCAGAAACAATGATACGGGGTGGTTGTCGTTGGACACCGTCAGATAGTAACCGTATTGCAGGCAAAATGGAGATGCACCGCAGATTAGGTGATAACGAGTTTACGGGCGAGCCTACGGTAAAATTTTTTAATACTTGTACAAACATAATAAAACAACTAGCTGGCATACCTCTATCAAAAACAAACTCTGAAGATGTAGACACGAAAGCAGAAGACCACGCATACGATGCGTTACGTTACATGCTAATGACTCGTACATCAGGATATGTATCAATCCACAAAACTCTCAACGACATTAAGAATAGCACCTTTAAACCACAGGATGCAACCTTCGGATACTAAATGGCAGAAGAACTTTACACCATCGGAGATTGGCTGACAGCAACAGGCTTGAAGCCTAACCAAAAAGGTTACAAGCGTATCATTGAAGCTGGGTTCAGTGTCGACGAGCCTTACTCTGCTTTGAATGACGTTGAACGCTTAGCACGATTAGCCCCCGGCGATTTAGGTGCGACAGAGGGTGATTTTAAGAATTATCTAAAGGGACAGAACCGTCTTGCAGAAGAAGCCCTCCTAGATCACAACACCACTATTGTAAATATTTTCGGACAAAAAGGTGTTGCCCGTAGTTCACGCCTAAGAGATGTTATTCCTGCCGCCTCTCAGGACCGGACAAAAACAGCCGCTTTTGAGGCGATACCAGAAGCAAAAGAAACGCTTCCTAGAATTACTCAGGCAATTGCCGAAATTCAAGATCCTAATATTCGTGCCGCGGTAGCTTTTAACGCTCTCGTTCCTTTACGTGTCGGTGAAGTGGCGGGGTTAAGCATCGACGACATTGATTTTAAAACTGGCGGATTTAGCTACGTCGATGATCGTGGTACAAAAGTACGAGCTAAGATGCCTTTGCCGGACGTCGCTTTAGCAATTCTCGAAGAACAAGCTAAAAAGGCCCGTGCTAACGGTCACACTCAGTTATTTTACGACGAGCGTAAGATAAAAAGATCGACTACGTTTCGTGATCGAATGACTAAGCAAATTAATAAAGAAGGTGGACTCAAGACCTTAATGGCTGAGTTCGAGGATGTCATGGGGCGTAAGATTAAAGGTGCCTCGGACTTCCGTAAGATTGTTCCTTCTTTGATTGCTATGGAATTAGGCTTCAAGGGTCAAGTAAGTGCCATCATGGGCCACACCAAGACTTCTGATCTTTTGGATGAGATGGAGTCGATAACTAAGCAGTTCTACGTATCAAAAGTTGTTAAGATCGGTGCCGAGAAAGCTCAAGAAACGCCAGAGCTTATCGCGTTAAAGGGTCTACAAAATGCGTACGCCCGTGTCTTGGACTTACCTAGTGTTAACGCCCTAGCCGGTTCATTTAACCTTGATCTTCCTCGTTTGAGCGCAAAAGGTGCTCCGAAGATACTGGTAGCGGACGAAGGGCAGAGTGTTTCGTCAAAAGATACTAACAAAGGCACGATGGATGACGGGGATCTTACCGATTTAGAAGATCGTCGTAAACTAGCGAAAGAAAAGCTAGGTAAAGACATCGCACAAGCTACTAGTGAAAGGATTGATGAAGAAACAAAACTAGCTGAAAAGTTATCAGACCCTGAAACTCGAGCTAAGTTAGTTGAAGGTGAAAAACAATCGATCATTCTCGAAGAACAAAAGAAAGCTATTCGAGCCGAAGCCAAAGCGCAAATTCAAGCGGAAAAAGACGCCGCGAAAGGTCCTACAGAATTTCCGGACGACGTTAAGAGCGCGTTCAACAGCCTCGGAAACTTTTTTGACTCTATCGGCAAGGCCGGTAAAAAAGCCCTCGCCGCAGTCGGGGCACCCGGAATGGGGTACTTAGATACAGAAAGCCGCGTGAAGACCCTCGAAAAAGCAGGGTATGTCGGAGACTTACCTGAGCAGTACGTCAAACAGGATATCGGTCTAAAAGAAGGACCACTCGGAGTTGCAGAAGTTGTTGGTGAAGGCATACAAGCTGGGATGGAACAACTCGGAATTAGAGAGTCTATGACTCAAGAAGAAAAAGATCAAAAGCAAGTCAAAGCTTTTGAAACACAATTGTTTAACATGGGCATCGACCCAGAAAGTATAAAAGCACGTTAACAAACGGAGAACACAAATGAACTATTCACAAGCTGACATCATGAATGCTGATAAAAAAGGTATCGATTACAACTGCGGTGAGAACAACCTTGTTCGCGAGGGTATGGATTTCGACACAGTAGCAAACACTGAAGAGTTAATTGTAGATGCAGGCAAAAAGGGCAACAAGCAAGCTCTTGACGCTTCTATCTTAAACTCAGACAAGCAAAGCGCACTTTACTCTTAATCTAAGGTAAAACATTATGGCCGATTCGGGCTTTCTTGAAACGCCGGATGATGGGCAGGTATCTATTGATAATGCCGCCGATCAAATGCCGGGGTTAGCAGGGTATATTCAAAATCGTTTTGAAGACTCTGAAAACGGACGTCGTTCTTTTGAACAGCGTTGGCTTCAGGCGTATAAAAACTTTCGTGGAATATACGACTCATCGACACAATACCGAGACTCGGAAAGGTCTAAAGTATTCATTAAGATTACTAAGACTAAAGTACTAGCGGCGTACGGTCAAATCATTGACATCTTATTCGCTAATAAAAAGTTTCCTATTGTTGTAGAGTCTACTCCCGTACCTGATGGAATTGTTGAGTTTGCACACTTAAAAACTCCAGCAGATGAAATGCAGAGCCCTTTTGGTTTTCCCGGTGACGGACTAGATCTCGAGCCCGGAGCTACCTCAGTAAATTTTGGCAAATACAATGACGTATCTGACAAACTTGCTGAGGGACCATCAAAACTGGGAGAGCCACAATTCTCTCCTGCAAAAGACGCGGCCGCAAGATTAGAGAAACATATTCACGATCAGCTTTTGGACACCAATGCGGTTAACGTGCTTAGAAACGCCATTTTTGAATCGGCTCTTTTAGGTACGGGGATTGTCAAAGGACCTTTCAATCACTACAAGCGTATCCACATGTGGGAGCGCGGAGAAGACGGCAATCGTAATTATGCTCCAGTAGAAGAGGTTGTTCCGCGTCTCGAGCACGTATCTCTTTGGGACTTCCACCCTGATCCTTCTGCCACAAGTATTGACGACTGTGAATATGTTATCCAACGTCACCGCATGAACCGTCAGCAAGTACGTAATTTAATGAATCGCCCGTTTTTTAACGGAGATGCGGTAGAAAATGTCATTGTAAAAGGCCCTAACTACGAAGACAAGTACTACGAAGATACGATTCGTGAAGACGACACCGAGCCGTATTATCAAGAAAATCGTTATGAAGTTTTAGAATACTGGGGTGTCTTAGACGCTAAATTTGCTAGCGAAGTTGGGTTAGAACTGCCGGACACTGTGAGTGCGCTTGACCAAGTACAGATTAATGCTTGGGTTTGTGGTAATGAAGTTCTGCGTTGTGTGTTGAACCCATTTACTCCGGCCCGCATACCTTTCCATTGTTTCCCTTACGAAATTAACCCGTACCAAATCTGGGGCGTCGGTGTAGCAGAAAACATGGAAGATGCTCAGATGCTTATGAACGGTCACGTTCGTATGGCGATTGATAACCTAGCGTTAGCAGGAAATCTCGTATTTGACGTCGATGAGGCAAGCCTTGTCCCCGGACAGAACTTCGATATCTTCCCCGGCAAAGTATTCAGACGTCAGTCTGGCGTTACAGGCACAGCAATTAATGGTCTTAAGTTTCCAAATACTGCTCCTGAAAATATTCAGATGTACCAAATCGCACGTCAGCTTTCTGATGAAGAAACAGGTATCCCTAGCATCATGCACGGACAGACAGGGGTAACAGGAACAGGGCGTACCTCATCGGGTTTATCAATGCTGATGAGTGCCGGAAACATGTCGGTGAAGACTGTTATCAAAAACATTGATGATTATCTTCTCAAGCCTTTGGGCGAGGCGTATTTTCAGTGGAATATGCAGTACAACGATAAGGCCCCTGACATCGTCGGAGACCTTAGTATTAAGCCAAGAGGTACCTCCGCAGTCATGCAGAAAGAAGTACGCTCACAGAGGCTTACAACGCTTCTCCAGACCGTTTCTAATCCAATGCTCGCTCCGTTTGTTAAATTACCTAATCTCGTTAAAGAACTGGCGATATCACAAGATATTGATCCAGAAGAGTTAGTTAACGATGTAAATGAGGCACAGCTTTACGCTCAAGTGTTACAAGGACTTCAAAATGCTCAACAAGGACCAAGCCCAGAAGGTGGCCCCGCTGGTTCACCAACCGCAGGCATGGGAGGCCCTGACCAGTTACCTGATGGACCTCCACCAAGTGACACTTCGGGGGTTGGTAACGGCACAATCGGAACGGGAGATGTTCCAGTTGCAGGGGAAGATGGTTTTACTGGAAACCCTCCTGAACCTCAAGTCTAACCACCAAGCAGTGGTAGACGCGGAGAAATAATAAGAAATGGGAAATTGGAATACAGGTGGCGGAGGAGGCTCCGCAGGAGACTTTGACGACTCGTTCAACGAAGCAATGGGCTACACAGGTGGCGACTTCGATGAAGGGGACGTTGGAAGTACATCTGTATTCGGCGGTGGCGGCGGGGGTTCCGCAGGGGACTTCGATGAAGACTTCAGCTATGGAGGTCTTCAAGACAAGCAGATGGATGAGCTTGACAGTATCTCGAGTATATTTGAGAGACTCGATACTGCGTACGGAGATGCGAGGCGGGGCAACTGGATTAACTCCGTAACTGACTACACTGTGCTTAATGCTGACATGGAAGTCATGAACTTTGACCCTCGCGGTTCTCGAGTTGGTGCAGAAGACGCCGCATTCTTAGCCGGTGCTATGGGACTCTACGGCACACAAGAACGTGCGCTACAAGAAGTTCCTGACTACTCTGGAGTTGGGGGTTACCTCACTAAACTAGGTGTGTCAATAAGCAACGAAATTGCTGAACGACTCGGAACTTCCCTTACACGAGACTATATTGTTTCTCCGGTGGGGGAGGGGTACATCGGAAAAGTCTACGATGACTTTGCTTTTAGTGATGCAATTGGAAACCTTATTGGTATGGTCGTTCCGGGCGGTGCCAAAGTAGATAGAGCACTAGCTATTGACGTTACCGGACGCGGCATGGGCTCGAGAGATTTTGGGTTTGCCAGTACTATCTTTGGCGAAAGCGCATCTTTGATGACCCCTGCTGAGCGCGAACAACAGATGATTGCACAGCGCGAACAAGAGGAAGCAGAAAGAGCCGCAGGTGGCGGAGATCAAGAATATGGAGCGGCGGTACTTGCCGCACAAGGCATAACGGCGGCACAGGCTATGACGTCTGCAAGGATGGGGAGTCTTCGTCGAAGTTTTATAGGAATAGCTGGTCCTTCAATTTACCCCTCAGTGTACGAAGGTAGTAGGGCTGTAGGTGACTTTTTTACGGAGACATTTGGTTTTGCAGAAGGTGGTACGGTGAAAAAAGCCAATGGTGGTTCAGTAGAAACCCAAATGAATAGCGTCATGGCTTCTGAATCTTTCCCAGCGTTAAACGCGGCTGAAGTGCAAAGAGACCCCGAAGCATTCATGCTTAATCCGATGAAGGCACGTACCGCTGAAGAACTACAAGCAATGTACAAGTACAATGAGTATGTGCTCGAAGTTGCTAATACTCCAATTAAAGCGCAAGAAGGTATGCAAGTTGGAGAGCCGGAAAGTCAGCCTTCAGCAGACGGTCCTGTAGGATTTGTTGGTAAGAAGACACCTGAGAGTTTGCCTGAAGCTAAAACGGTAGCAGATGATGTGCCAGTTGATGTTGAAGAAGGTACCTTTATTATCAGTGGGGCGGCTGTAGAGTTTGCCGGATCTGACGATATCAAAGCGATGCTACTTGACGCAATTTCTGAAGCTCGACGGCAAGGTGTTGACATTTCAGGAGATGAGAATAAAATAGATAGGGAGAAAGCTGTATCTTTGCTCGTATCAGAAGGTGAAGTCGTTGTTCCTCCCCTTCTTGCTAAAATTATCGGTTATGACAGATTAAATAAAATTAATAACCGCGGTAAGCAGGAAGTCGAAAAGCGTGTCCAAGAAAATGGGCAAAGTCCTGAAGCAGAATCCTTAGACGAACAGCCCGCTAATCCCGCTGAAGGGATGGCAATGGCTGAAGGCGGAAAAACAGCAAGTGAAATTCTTAATGAAGAAATGTCATACGCTACCGCTGAAGGTCCTAAAAACCGTGCTCGAGTTTTAAAAAGGGCACAAGAAGCTGACCCAGAGGGGTTTGCTCAGATTCAAGAAAAAAATACAGACGACTTAACTGAGTGGATGAACATGGCTCAGTTTTACGCTGATGACTATATTAGTAAAAGTCCAGAACCCATACAGAAGTTAGATGCGTTTCTTTTAGCAAACGCCCCATTTAACATTAGTGTTCAGTATGGTTCTGAAGACTCTGGACTTATTAAGGTCGGAGAAAGAATGCGTGACCCTGATTACGCCAGAGGATTAAAAACTGGCAAAACAGGAACAGACGACGCGCTTATTACTCTACCCGGCGAAGATAAAAGACCGAGTTTATTATATCATGAGTATGGGCATGTTGCTCAACCTCGTGACCAAGAACAAAGCACTTTTGAGCGCATAAAAACACAAATTAAAGACACCATATCTTCGCTAGGACGTCCTGTAGGAGAGCCCGGTAAGCCACAAGAAGAGGTGGCAGTTACTTCACTGGATCTGTATCGGGGACTTCACTCAGAAGACGTTACAGAGATACTGGGGGCTATTGAGTACTTAGATAAGCAGTATAAACGTCAAGGATTTGCTACAGAGTTTGTGCCTGACTTTACGACAGATGAAGGTGTAGCAAAACTTGCAGATAACGCCGCGGCATACGCGCTTGAAGTTGTAGAGAACAACAATCTGTACTCACAACAAGAAAAAGAAAATTTAGTACAGGATATTAGATCCTCGTTTGCTAAAAACGCAGATCTTATTAAGAAATTTGCAATCGAATTTCGTAAAGGAGAGTACAGCCCAAGCGTCGAGGCTTATCGCCGAATTGCGAAGGCACCCGGTGGGTTTGTCTCTGCACAAGGTCAGGGAAGTACTGGAGAGAGCGATACTGGGTCATACAAACAGGCCAACCTAAGTACAACCTACGAAGGTGATGGGTTTGTCGTAAAACCTCGTGTTAATTACGACGAGCGTACAAACACACAAGAATACCCCGACGGTGTTATCGTCAACGAAAAAGGTAAAAACATTGGATTCGCAATGGACGGACAAATGTTTTTGTCAGATGACAAGTCAATCAGAGCAGGTTTTGAACGCCAAACTAGCAATGTTGATGGTCGAGTGAATCTCCCAGAGCAGTACGGTGGCGAGACAATTACCTTTGGAAATAATACAGAAATGAAACGCTACAGCATGGGTGCGACATTCGGGCCCTTAGATGTAGACCTATCAAAAACACGGACTCCCGGTGGCGACAGTGTCATGGGTGGAAGTGCTCGTTACAGATTCTCAGAGAACGGCGACGTTACTCTAGAAGCAATGGATGATGGTCGCTCCGGCCGCATCGCGTTGAATTACAGATTCTAACGGCTACCCCACAATTTCGTGGGCCCCGTAAACACACTGCGGCTACCCTCAGCCATGAGGCCCCGTGAGATAGGAGAATAAAATGGCAAAACAACGTGGACATCGCGCAAACAAAGCAAACGATTCTTTCGGTACGATCAATAACGATCAGTTGTATAAAGGCAAATATCGAGAGGAAGTTTACGTAGATGATGATGACGAAGTAGTAGAAGAGCAGGACCCCTCACAACAAGAGGCCACTCCTGAACAAGAAGCTACATTTGCGGAACCTCGAGAAGGTTCTGATACTGACTACAAAAAGCGTTACGACGACTTGAAACGGCACTATGATACTAAGCTTGAAGAGTGGAAGCAAGAACGACAAGAACTTGCAGAAGCTAGACAAGCTGGTAAAGACAGTGGTCTAAAAGCGAGTGAATTGCCCAAGACTCCTGAGGAGTTGTCGGCATTCAGGGAAAAATATCCAGACGTTTACGCAATTGTAGAAACAGTTTCATCACTACAAGCAGAGTCTAGATTGCAGGAACTTAAAGAAGAAGTTCAAGAGCTCAAGGGCAAAGAAAAAGATCTTAAAGTTCAATCTGCGTATAAAGACCTGCTTACTCGACATCCTGATTTTAATGATCTGAAAACGGATGAGAAGTTTTTAAATTGGTTGGACGAACAGCCTGCTTCAATTTCTGACGGTATCTATAAAAATAATACGGATGCGGCGTGGGCCTCCCGAGTAGTTGACTTGTATAAGTCCGACATGGGAGTTACCACTAAAAAGCGTAAGTCTACAAGAGATGCAGATCCAGCCGCTTCAATTTCGGCACCGAAAGCTAAAGACGTTGTCGGTGAAACTACCGGAGAAGCGAAAGTATGGAAAGCATCTGAAATCGGCAAGCTTAAGCCGTGGCAATTTGAAAAAGTAGAAGCTGAAATTGACGCCGCACGAGCAGAAGGTCGAATTGACTACTCAAGATAACTAACAACCTAACTATCTCATAAGGAAGGGTAACAAAATGGCTTTTGATAGCGCATCAGGTTATAACAACCTCCCTTCAGGTAACTTTACACCGGAAATCTTTTCCCAAAAAGTCCTGAAGTTTTTCCGTCGTGCCTCTGTTGTAGAGGATATCACAAACACTGATTATGCAGGTGAAATCGAAAACTACGGTGACACTGTCCGCATCATCAAAGAACCTACAATCACTGTGTCTGCATACTCACGTGGTGCTGTGGTAAACCCACAAGACCTCGCTGACGACCAGATCACTATGGTTGTTGACCAAGCGAATGCTTTCGCGTTCAAGATCGACGACATCGAAGAGCGTCAGTCACACGTTAACTTTGAAGCGTTGGCTACTTCTTCAGGTGCGTTCTCTCTAAAGCGTAAGTACGATGCTAACGTCCTCCAAGCAATGGTAGACGGTGCTGGTAACACAGGTACTGATTTCGGTACTGCGGCCGCTCCAATTAACATCTACACTGCGGCAACTAAAGGTGACAGTGCTGTCAACATGATGCTCGCAATGGCACGTGCGCTGGACGACGAGTCAATCCCAGAAGAAAACCGTTTCTTCGTTGCACCACCAGCTTTCTACGAAGCATTGTTCGGTGCGGGTGCTAAGTTTGCAGAAGTACAGGTAACTGGCGACGCAACTTCACCACTACGTAACGGTCTTGTTATGCAGGGCAACATCGCAGGTATGACCTGCTACAAGTCGACTGCACTCAACAACTCTGGTACTGACGTTGTGACTATCACTTCACAGGACACTACAAACGACTTCGTAGTTCTTGCGGGTCACATGTCTTCTACAGCGACTGCATCGCACATCGCTAAGACAGAAGTTGTCCGT